ATGGGATGTATAAGACATAAGTGTGATTCTTGCGATGGTACTGGATTGCAGGAAAGGCCTGTAGAAGTAATTCTTAAAAAGAAGAAAGAATTAAATAAACCAGAAATAGAGAAATATTCTATACCTGATAGTCCTTTCAAAGTAGAAAACGGAAAGAAAGAAGAAAACTATTTTACCTCTGCATCAAAAGCAGCTAAAAACTTACAAAATCCTTCAGATGAAGCTATTCAAGCGCTTAATGAGAATGAAGATGTTTGATAAGATAAAAGAATTTATTGATAAAATTGATTATGAATTAGCGAATGGTATTGATGAGGCATTTAGGAAAGTTTCAAACAAAAATAAAGAATGGAATAGTGGTAAAGAATTTGAGTTTTATCTACCAAAGAGAGAAAAATGATATATGTTATAATAGCGGGTATTTTGTTTATTCTTAAATGCACTACTTTTCCTCTAATTTCTTGGTGGGCTGTTTCTACTCCATTTATTTTTTTATTGTTTTTTGCAGTTATTTCATCTTTTTCTGATAGATGGTAGAGGTATTTTATGTCCATTCTCCCGTCTATAAAAGACCTGGAAAAATAAATGGCTAAAGAATCACATAAACCAACTGAAAGAAGTAGACAAAGAGTCTATGATTTGTCATCGTTTGGAATACCTCAAACAGATATTTGCGAAGATTTAGAAATATCTGAAAAAACTCTTAGAAAGCATTATAAAAAAGAACTAAAGAAGGCAAAGCATGAGCTAATTATATTAGCTGGTGGTGTTTTGCGTGATAGCTTATTAGAGAAAAATGTGGGTAGCGCTTATTTCACATTAAAGACACGTGCTGGGTGGCGTGAAACAGAGGCTAAGCAACAAATCAATAATGTGAATATCCATGAAGAATTTGTTAAAAGTTTATCCAAGGAGAAAAAATAATGAATAATGAAAAAATTGATAATTTAAATAACACGCTAAAATGTTTAATGCCTTTGCTAAAGGAGTTTATAGAAATTAATAAGGGTGATTGTTCTGATTCAGATGATGAAAAGATCGTAAAAAGACATAAAGAGCTTTTTAAAACATATCTGGAAAACGCTCTCATTTCATTAGAGCCGCATGTTTGTATGGTTAGTAAAGGATTAAGAGCTTGTCAGGTGTGGGGAGAAGAGGGTTTAATGGTTTATGTGGCTATTATGGATGATGAAGATTTTAAAATATTTTCTGATCATATGGTTGGAGTTGATAAAAAAATTATCGATAACAAGGAGAAGAAATGAGCACAATGTATATAATTCAATCTGTATCAACAATTGTTATGGCTTTAATATTTATTTTATATGTTAGGCCAATATTTGAATTGTATTCATTAAGAAATGATATAAAAAAAGAGATAAAATTTTCTAGAGATACAAGAAGTATTTTTACTGATTGGTATTTGTGGGTTAATAATGATTTAAAATATACAAATGCTAAGATTGAAAGACTAGAAGAAATAATAGAAAACTTAAAAACAAAGAAAAAGAAGGTAGTTATCATTAATGAAAAAAGCCCTCCTAAACATAAGAACAAGACTTAAAGATGATTTTGAATTTTACGCACTGAGCTGTCTAAAGATCAGAGAAAAGGCTAGGGATGGAGATAATGATAGCTCAATAAAACCATTTGTATTCAATAAAGCTCAACAATATCTACATGAAAAGTTAGAAGATCAAAGAAGAACAACTGGTAAAGTAAGAGCTTTAATTCTAAAAGGCCGACAGCAGGGATGCTCTACTTATGTAGCGGGTAGGTTTTATCACAGAACCACGCATTCTTTTGGTACGAAAACATTCATATTCGCTCATAAGCAGAAAGCTACTGATAATCTATTCGAAATAGCCGATCGTTATTACAAAAACACACCTGAAGAGGTAAAACCTCAAGCCACCACCAATAACAAAAAACGCCTTATCTTTGGTAATCTTGATAGTGGATATAGCGTTGGAACTTCTGAAAGTAAGGACGTAGGAAGATCTGATACTATTCAGTTATTCCATGGGTCTGAGGTTGGATTCTGGAGTAACGCCGAAGAACATGCGAAAGGAATACTCCAAGCAGTTCCTGATCAGCCGGGGACCGAGATAATTCTAGAATCTACAGCCAATGGTATTGGTAATTTCTTTCATCAGAAGTGGCAACAAGCATCTGCCGGATTATCAGATTATATTGCTATATTTATTCCATGGTATTGGCAAGACGAATATTCTAAAGAAGTTCCACCTGATTTTATTTTAACTGAAAAAGAAGAAGAGCTTAAGGAGCTCTATGAGCTTAAAGACGAGCAGATATACTGGCGCAGAATTAAGATCATTGATTTCACGATTAATGGTAAAGATGGTGAGAAATCATTTCAGCAGGAATATCCTTGTAATCAAACGGAAGCCTTTGTCTCTCAGGATCAGGATTATCATATTGATTCTGATTTAGTGATGAGAGCTAGAAAAAGCACATTAAGATTGGATGAAACGCATGGTGATTTGATCATTGGTGTTGATCCAGCGCGTGAAGGCGATGATAGAACTTGTATAATTAGGCGGAAAGGTCGTGTGTCATATAATCTTGAATCTTATGTTAAGAGGAAAGCTACTTATATTGTGGGTGTTATAAGAAACATCATTGAGACTGAAAAACCCTATAGGGTTTTTATTGATGGTTGTAATCTAGGCTGTGCAATATATGATTTTCTTTGTGAGATGGGTTATGAACATATTGTTTTTAAAGTACCAGGCGCAATGTCTCCTTTAAATAAAGAAAGATATCAGAATAAAAGAGCGGAAATGTGGGATAGCTTGAAGAAATGGCTTGAAGATGAGCCTTGTAGAATACCGGATGATGATTCGCTTCACGCTGATCTTTGTGGGATAAAATCTTCTCATAATTCCAATACTCAGCTAATAATGGAAAGCAAAGAAAAGATGAAAAAGCGAGGGATTGTATCTCCAGATTCAGCTGACGCGCTGTGCTTGACTTTTGCTTTTCCAAGAGGCTCTATGGCTAATAATGAAATAGGTAAGGCTGCTTCACAACAATTTGCGGCTCAATCAATGAGACTAAGAGAAAGTAGAGGAAATCTGTATGAAAGTGACATCTAAAATGAATAGCCAGGATTTATTAGAGTTTATCGATAGAAATGTAAAAATAGCTTATCAATATGATTATAGAAATAACAGAAGGGCTAAAGAGTTTAGAAGGTTCTTTTGTTATTCCTCTTTGACAGGTAAAGCTGTTCAAGCACTTCAGGTATTGGAAAAACCAATATTGCAATCCAATATGGGAGCTGCTTATCTTAACCGCCAGTTGGGTGAATTTATGATGATTGACCCAGGATTTAAAGTAACGGCTAAAGATGGAATCAATCTAACTGATCCTAGAATCATTGATGTGGTTGAAGGAAACTTTAGGGCAGAATTTGGTGATCAAAAGGATTTAGCTTACAACGTTTATGATGAATTGCTTACAGGTGGATTTAGTGTAGTTGAGATATACCCTGATTATGTCAGCCCAGAATCCACAGAAATGAAAATATTTATTGAAAAAGCTTTTAGTCCATCTTTATGTGGTTTTGATCCATTGGCTAGGCAGTCTCATAAAGGAGATGGAAGATTTTGTTTTCAGTTATATCCAATGGCAATTGATGATGCGATTAACGAATTTGGAAGTAAAATTGTAGAAAATGTTTCATTTTCAAGAATGAGTTCTCAGCAAGGTGCTATGGCAGGAGATAGTACACAGGGCGTTTATCATTGGTCTTATACGAATGATAAGCAAGAACGAATTATGATGATTTGTAAGTTTTATTTTAAGAAATACAAAGAAACTAAAATAGTAAGACTTTCTAATGGTTATGACGTAGAGCTTAAAAAATTTGAAGAAGAAATAGAACCTTCTTTTCGAGACAGAATAGATGCTCAGGCTCCAAAGATTATTGGAAAGCCAGTAAGCAAACAAATCCCGACAATTGAAGAGTGTATTGTTTGTGAAAACAAGCTATTAGAAAGAAGAAAAACAAACGATAAATATTTTAGATTAGTGAAATTTACTGCAAATTCACAAATTATTGATATTGATGGTTCTGGTACTGAAGTAGAAGTTACAAAGCCTTATTTATTTCATGCAAAAGATATCCAAACGCTTAAAAACTTTGCTGTTCAGTCATTAGCGCATGAATTGCAAATGATTAGTCAGGCAAAATGGGTTGCTTGTATTGAAGGTATGCCTAGAAATCCAGAATATCAGAAAGGTTATATTACTCCTCAAATTGGAATGCCTCTTCTTTACAATGCTTTTAATCCAGACAATCCTTCTCAGCAACTGCCTATGCCTCAAGTGGCTCAAAGAAATCCAATAGAGCCTACTATTTTGCAAACTATTCAAATGTCTCACGAACAAATGCAAATAACGCTTGGATCGTATGATTCCTCAATGGGTATAAATGAGGGCTATATTTCTAGTAGAGCATTAGAGACTGGATCCATGAATTCCAACGCGGCTTCAAAGCCTTACATGAAAGGATTTATAAATGGGTGGAATAGACTTGCTCAAATATATTTGGACTTAATGCCTAAATATTATAAAACTCCTAGAACCATACCGGTTATCACTAAAGAAGGGAAAAGAGAATATTATGTAATCAATGATGCTAAAGGTGAAAATGTTCAGATGAGTCATGAGGCAAGCGCGCTTCAGGTTCAGGTAGAAGCTGGTGTTAATTTTGAAGTTCAAAAACAAATATCAATGCGAACTTTAACGGATCTTGCTCAAGCTTACCCTTCATTGGCTGCATTTATTAATGAATATGGTGGTGAGATTATATTGGATAACATAGACATTCGTGGAATTGATAAACTCAAAGCCATGTATCCTAAGTTCATGGAAGAAATGCAACAACAGAAACAAGCGGCTGGTCAGAAACAAAGTCCTGAAGAAATGTTGGCTCAGGTTGAGGCAATGAAGATTCAACAAAGAGATAAACAATCTGAAAGAGAGTCAATGGTTAAAGTCATGGAAATTAAAGCTAAAAAAGATACTGATGATCAACAAATCCAGGTTCAGGCTTCTAAGGTTGCTGCAACTCAGGCTGTGGAAGAAGAAAGAAATGATATTGCATTTATAGAAGTAATGGATAATATTCAAAACAAGAAAGATGAAAACTTAATTAAGAAAGAGAAAATAGATGCTGAAAATGCGAGAACTGCTGTTGAATCTGCTATTAAAACTTCGGTTGATATTAGGGAGCATCAGAAGCATCATGTTGAGATGGATGATAGAAAGAAAAATCAAGAAATATCAGATGGTCTTAAAAAAATTATTGACACAAATAGGATAAAATAAATGGAAACGTATCATAAAAGCGTATGTGCTCACATTCCTAGACTTTTTGGATTTCTTACAAAAGAGGAAGCGAAAGAAGATATAGAATTCAGAAATAAGATAGCAGATGAATTATTAGAGGGAATTGAAGAAAAAGATAAGTGTGATTTTAAAATAGATTGGGAAAATTCGTCTGATGTTTTTAAAAAAATGAGGAGAAGATAAATGAAGTTTGAAGATAATCTATATTCAAGGATTAGTGGTAATCAAGAATTAAATAATGCGTTAAAGATTATAGAGAGGCATTTTTTTGATTTATATAATAGAGGTAGAGATGTATCAATTCCAGATAAATCTAAATCTGTTGATGATTTTCTGAATCTAGTATGGTCTTCAGCTCGTTGTCTTGAAATAGAAGCTATTGATCATTTGATAGAATGTTTTAAAAAAATTAAACATGAAAATGAAACTATATACAGGAATTCAGATTTAAAGATGTGCGAGAGAGATGAGGATATTAATATTCTTAATATGTTCAAAGATTGCATAAATTATTCTAAAACCATAGATAACAAGGAGATTAAATAATGAGTAACCCATTTAATTTTATAAAGAAAGTGCTTGGAGTTGGATCAGATATCATTGATACAGTAGAGAGTATTGATTTTTCTGATCGAAAAGAAGAAAAGCGAGAAGAGAAGAAGGTAATCAGTAAAAAGAATCGTCATGGTGGATTCGAAAGAATGGAATTTTCCAGAAAGAAGAAATAATGGATAAAAGTGAACATAAAAGAATATTAGAGATAGTAAAAACTTATCAAAAAGCTTTTTACGCTCTTGCAGATCAGTTATTAAATTCTAAAATAGAATGTAATTCTAACTGTCCTAAAGGTCGTCATGCCCATGCTTACCTTCCTGACGGAAGAAAAATAAATTGTACGCTTGAAACGCCGCAATAGCTCAATTGGTCAGAGCAGCGGACTCATAATCCGAAGGTTGTAGGTTCAAGTCCTCCTTGTGGCATCAAATTTACTTAAAATCTCTTATTTATATCAATATTGACTAACCCCATGCATTGAAAAATGTAGGGTTAGTTTTCGTTCGTCTTACACTGTGGAAAACCTGTTAATAACCTGTTAATAACTTATTGACAACTTTATTTTTTAGTACTAACTTCCTAATAAGATTATGAACAGCTTCCGAATAGCTTATAAATCGGCTTAAACGCAGGCATGCGGGAAAATGCCCGATCTTGTATCGTAAACCAAGCGACCACGTTCACACCGGAAACAGTGAGATTGATATGACAGATGAAGTTGAAGATTTGGAAAATATTGATGATTCAATAGAAGAGCTTATTGATGAAGCTCCGAAAGTTGAAGAAAAGATGCTTCCCGTGTCACGTGTCGAAAAGTTAGTTAAAAAAGCAAAACTTAAAGGACATGAACAGGGGATATCCAAGATGAATGAAGAAATTGAAGCTCTACGAAGAGAAAATGAATCTTTGAGAGGCTCTCAAAGCGATATGACTAATCCAAATGTAGATTTGGATGAAATCAGACGAAATGCGATAGAGGCCGCTAAAGAAGAGATTCAAAGACAACAAGAAGAGCAGCAAAATTCCATTCATCAAAGGAATCAAGAAGAACTTGCAGGCCAGTTAGCTGAAAAGATAACTGCCGGTATTGAAAAGCATCCCGGATTTAAGGAAAAACTTCTTGAAGTAGAAATCAATAAATTTCCAGAAGTATTGGCATTGGCTAATAGTGTAGAAAATACTTCTGATGTTTTGATGGAGATTTGCAGCAATCCGTTAAAGTTAGGCCAGATATCTTCTTTAATTAGAAATGGCCAAGCTGGTGCGGCAATGGCAGCTCTGAAACAATTAAGTGGATCAATCAAAACTAACGAAGAAAATATTGCTGCTAGTCAAAACGATATTAGTGAACCTTCTCGTCGTCTTCAATCTTCAAGTGTTGGAGCGGACAGTGGGAAAATGGAAATACGCGACTTTAGAGATATTTATACCGCGTAAATTCTAACTTCATCCGCTCCTAGAATTTAACTAAATTTTGGAGCGGATGAATGGCAATTTCACCTGAAAATATTTTACGAAACGTACAAACCTATAATAAA